AGGGAAAAGAGCCGATGAAGGTGTTACCATTTTTGATACAAATAACCTTGAACCGCGTCTTGTTGAAAATCATACAGTAGTATGGGAATTTTATCACAAGAGAACAGAGTTCGTACCAGAAGGATATTATGCAAAGTTTACAGACGATTGCATGTTAGAAGAAACTAAATATCCTTTTACAATGGACGAATTTAATTTTGAAAGATTAACAGATATAGACTTACCTGGGGATAACAGAGGTGTCTCTAAGCTTGAATTTGCTCTGCCGATGCAACGCTTATATGACGATCTTACTACACTAATAGGTAAGAACATTTACATGACTGCGCATACCAAAATGGTAGTGCCAAAAGGTTCGGTTAAAATCGACACTTTGGGTAACGACAATACGGTTGTACAGTATACAGGTCCGCAGGCTCCTACGACTATGCAGGTAGCCCCAAACCCTGCCGAGGTATACTCATTCAGAGAGAACATTAAGAATGAAATGCAGACTCTTATGGGTTCGAATGGTATATCTAGAGGCGAAGTACCGAAAGGCATCACTGCCGCTTCTGCTCTTACGTTCTTAAATGAACTAGAGTCTGAGCGGCAGTCATCTGCCATAGCAAAACACGCCAACTTCATCAAAGGAGTTGGGAGAAAAACGATGTCCATCGCTGCAGATAACTATGGTGCCGACGAAGAGCGTATGGTTAGAATCGTCGGAAAGAACAAGGTTCCTTTACTTAAGCATTTCGACGCTGCAGTTTTTTCTCGTCCTTATGACATTAAGTTTGAATCTTCTTCTGGTTTTCCTGAAACTAGAGCTGCTAAAACTCAGAGAATCATGGAAGTTATGCAGTATAGCCCTAATCTCTTTAGCCCGGAAAGATGGCAGTACATGCTTGACCTAGCTGACCATGAGAAAATGGTTTCGGTAGCGACAAGTGCTATTCACTCTGCAGAATCTGAAGTTGAAGACATTATGGCAGGAGAAGAAGTATCTCCACCTGAGTTCTATGAAGATCACGTAGCAAAATTAAAAGTGTTTTACGCAGCATTACAATCTAGAGCTTTTAAAGAAGAGTCTGATAATGATATTTATGAAACATTTATTCAACATGTATCCTTACAAGAGCAAATGGCTTTAGATAGAGCTGTTAATAGTCCACTAATTAGTGCAGAACTTGCAACATTAAAATTATATCCAATTACACCTGCATTACAGGCACAAGCTAAAGAAATAGTAAAATCACTCGAACAACAAATGGCCATGGTTCAGGGACAGGCTAATCGTGGCGAAGAAGTAGATGGTCAAATACCTGGAACAGACTCTGAAGGAGCACAATAATGTCAGAAGAAAACAATCAAGAAGCAGAAGTAACTAATGATGCACCCGTTCAAGCCGAGGCTTCTGTAGAGGAGCTTCAAGGCTTAGCCAGCGCCTTCGATGATGATGGAGATACGCACGAATACAAGTCTACTGGGTCTAGTCCTGAATCAGACGATGATTGGGGTGATGACTTAAACGGTATACAGGAGAAGATAGCTAGTGAGCAAACAGATGAAGACGATACGACAGAAGAGGCACCTGAGGCTGATAATAAGCAACAAGCTAGTACTGAAGAAGAAGGGGAGACCGAAGCCGATGTTGAAGCTAGTGGGGCTGAAGATGACGAAAAGTCTGAGTCTACTGATAAACCTGGAACTATTGAAGTTAAAACTCAAGACGGCATTCTTGAGCTTACCCTGGAGCAGATACAAGACGAACACCCGGAAATCTTACAAAGATTAAAAAATGAAGTTTCAGGCGAAAAAGAGATCGCAAGGCGTTTCAGCGACTTTGACAAGGAAAAGACATCATTTCTAGCCGAAAAAGAGGAAATTGAGGGCTATATAGGGCAATTTGCCGAAGCCACTAAGGATGGAAATGTATTAGGGGGGTTGACATACTTCGCAGAATTTGCTAATATACCACCATACCTTTTGAAGGAGCAATTAATTGCTGCATTAAGGCCCGAACTCGATAAGCGTTCTATGATGTCTCAGGATGAGATAAACAATAGTCGTTTAAAAGAAGAGAACGAGTACTTAATTCAAAAGAATGAGTCCGATACTCAAAAATGGCAACAGGAGCAAGCTAGAGCTGCAGAAGAACAAGCAGCCCAGAACTTCCGGAACCAAGTTAACTCAATTCGGGAAACTCACAAAGTAACAGACGAAGAATGGGAAACAGCTAGGGACCAACTAGATGAAGAATTGCCCAGTGACGTGGCTACAATACCACTATCTGCAATGCAAGACCGAATCTTAGAGTTGAGAGAACAAGCCGCTACCGAGACATTGGTCAATAGCCTGGTAGAGCCAGTTAGAGATCAAGTTAATGATACGTTCGTAGATAAGCTTAAGACCATGGTTCAAAATAACCCGGATCTTACCAAAGCAGACCTACAAATAGTAGTTAAAGACAGTCTTAAAATTCGAGCTGATAAAGAGTTAAAACAGAATTTAGAAAAGAAGTCACTAGAAAAACCTAAGAAGGTTATTCCACAGGACTCAGACCGTTCTTTCGAAAGTCTAAGCGACTTGGTAGAATGGGATTAACTTAATAATTACTTATGGAGAATAAGAGAAAATGGGTAGAGAAACATGGACCTACGACCAAAGCACTGAAGTAAACTTACTTAAGACAACTTTTGGTACGTTGCAAGAAAAACAATTTAATAAAAATAACATCCTTATCGGACGTTCTAAAAAGAAGAACGACTTTGACGGTAAACTTCACGAGTTTCCAGTTGAGCAAAGTATCGGTGGAGGTGTATCTAGTGGTTCTTTAGGTAGAAGTTCTAGAAACAAAAACCTTAAAGCAGAATTAAGAAGAAAGAGCCTTTATGGTACTGTGTCTATCGACAGAGAAACTATGAAAGTAGCTAGGGGCGGAGCAAGTGCATTTGTAAAAATGACACAACACGCTATTAAAAAGCTTACTGAGTCTTTTTCTAGAAACATCGAAAGACAATTGACTTTGAACGACCTTACTGGTTCGGGCTTATTAGCTGTTGTTGATGGAACACCTACTGGAGCAGGAACAGAGGCTACGCCTTATGTATTGACTGTTGCGGCTGGTACTGTAATGGAGCAGTTTGAAGAAGGTGACATCGTTCACTTGAATTCAGACGCTACAGAAGCTACCGAGTGTGAAGTTGTAGAAGTTAGTCTAACTAGCATTTCTATAGTTGGTCAACCTAGTGTTGACCCTGCAGACGAGGATGAAATTTATATGCAGTACTCTAAAGACGGCGAACTTGAAGGACTTCAAGGAGTTCTAAAAGCAGTTCCAGGTTCAGGTGTTGTTTATAAAAATATCCCAATCGGACGTAGATGGAAAGCTACTCAAGAAAATGCTGGTGGAAACGCTATCGACACTGCTAGAATTAACAAAGTTATTTCAGCACTTGAGAAGACTTGTGGAGAAAGCCCGTCTTTCTTACTAGCATCTTACGAGCAGTATAATGCTCTTTTAGACCTTCACGAAGATCAAAAGGTTTATAACCTTCCAACTAAAGATAAGCGTTTCATGGAGACTATCTCTTATAGCGGTATTCAAGTAATGGTAGGTTCTGGTGCTATCCCAGTTCTTAGATCAAGATTCGTTCCTGCTTCTGAGATCTACATCTTAAATGATGACAAGATGCACATCAAATGTGCTCCAGGTGGATTCGAGTGGTTTGACGAAGATGGTACTGTGTTCTTACGAAAAGATAAAGAAGATAGTTATGGTGCAAGATACGGTGGTTATGCTGCTTTCTATGCAAACCCACACTTCCAAGCTATTATCTTTAATCTAGCAGTAGCATAAAACTTACGCCTAATAACATAAACAATTAGGTTTAAAGGGCGGTCTTATGGATCGCCTTTTGTTTTTGTGGTATACTAGGAGATATTATGGGTACAATTAAAGGACAAACACAAATAATTAATGAGGGTGTACAAAAAGCATCATTACTAATACCACACGATGAAGGCTTATAGGGGAGTATAATGGCATTAAAAGGACTAAGAGGTAGAGTCAATCTTACCACTAATGAGACAAAAGATGTAACAGTAACAGAAGATAGTGACAAAGTCGCTATAGATGTTAATATAGTTTCAGGAGGCGGCGGAGGTAGTGCTGATAGTACCGCTGCTAACCAAGCTTTACAAATAGCCGAAGCTGAAGAGTCTAATGACACTTTAAATGAGATTGAAACTAATACACAGGAAACTACGGATGCTCTTGTAGCACAAACTCTGACAGTATCCAAGGAAGCAGAACAGGTAATAACAAATGTCAAATTAGAAGAATTAAAAGATTTAGTTGATGAGCTGGCTACACAAACCGAAATACAACCAACTTCCAATGTTGCGAGCGTAGTAAAGGTTCCATGGGATAATTTTCAAGTAACTGCCAAAAACGGAGCAGGATGTCCAACATCTACTGAGTATAAATTAGGATCAACATTAGTAGCTACCGTAACAATCACTTATGATGTAGATGGAGATCTACAAAGCTTGGTAGTCTCGTAATGGCTAATAAGAAATTAGTATTTAACCCTGCTACGGCAGAATTAGAATTAATTGCTGAAGTACCAGCAGATTTATTTGATCTTGGAGTTACGGATGGAACCAATGGACAAGTTCTATCAACCGATGGAGCGGGAGCCCTTACTTTTGTAGATCAAAATGGAGCTGTCGATTCTGTCAACGGTGAAACTGGTGTTGTCGTTTTAGATAAGACTGATATTGGATTAACGAATGTTGATAACACAAGTGACACACAAAAAGTAGCAAGCGGTCCTATTAAAGATGCACTTGATTTAAAAGCCAACACTTCAAGTTTAGCAGATATTGCTTTAAGTGGTGATTATAAAGACTTATCTTTAAGCGCAAGATTTCATAACGCTACTAACACAATCACTATGACTGCTGACAAATACTTTATGGACCACGGGGCTGCATTAACTGAAGCTATTGAGATTTTACCCGAGGGGAGTGTTAAACAAGGTCAGACTGTTTATTTTAGAGTTAATGCTGTTAATTCTTCTACTACTTTAAAAACCACGACAGGTTTTACAAGAATTTTTGATAAAGATAAAATTGCTTTTTTCTTGGATGGAAAACCTGTTTATGCTTTTACTGAGCTTCTGTCAACATGGAGACAAATCGAAGGAAGTGGTCCTAGTGATGATACGGTTGGGCCTGATAAAATAACTAATGCTGCAAAAAATGAAATTACACCTATAGGAACTGTAAGTGCTTTCGCCGGCGCTTCGGCTCCTGATAAATACCTTATGTGTGATGGCTCAACAATTTCAAGGACTACTTATTCGGACTTATATGCAGTCTTAGGTGATGTTTACGGGAACGGTGACGGTTCAACTACATTTGAAATTCCAGATTTGAGAGGAGAATTTTTAAGAGGTCTAGATGGAGGACGTGGAGTTGATGCAAGTAGGACTTTGGGAAGCGCACAAAGTGATTTATTAAAAAGTCACACTCACCAAGTCCAAAATGTTTTTAGTGGTGGTGGAACAGGAGATGAAGAAAACTATGTTTCAAATGTAACTGCAAGAAGAAGCACTATAGACACATTGAGCAGTGGTGGAGCTGAAACAAGACCAAGAAACATTGCAATGAACTACATTATAAAAGCGGAGTATTAAATAATGACATTAACAAGAAAACAAATGAATATCGGACGTTGGAAGTAAAAATGACCGACAATGCTGTAAGATTAGAAATCACAGGCTTCTAAATGGATAAGTTAGAACAAGATGCCCTAAAAAGAATAGAGATTCAATTGCATGAGGCTCGAGCAGACAGAAGCAAACTCTTAGAAAAGTCTCACAACATAGAACTAGAAGTAGTAAAAAACACAGTTTCTTTGGATGACCACATGCGAAGAACAGATGCAAACGAATTAAGAATAAAAAGTTTAGAACAGTTTAAATGGTACTTTGCAGGTCTTATTACCGTAGTAACAATAGTAAGTGAAATAATTGGGAGATTACTTTAATGACAGATGAACAGAGAAGAAAATTATCAATGGGTTTAGCAGATATAGGCTCTATGCAATTAGAAGCAGGTAAGGGTAATAGGTACGCTGCTAACACTGAGGTAGCGGATATCGGAAAAGATGAAAAAGACCCTACCTTTAAACCTGCCTCTAAAAAAGATGCAGAG